GCCGTCAAGTTCTCGGTGCTGAAAGTGCGCAACGAATCGGGCCGGCCGCGCAAGCTCTCTGTAGCGGCGCGCGATAAATCGGGGTCCAATTGCGCGATAAATCGGCGCCTGTAAAGTTGCTTGCTGCGTAACTTCTTTGTAATTCTGGATTAGATTTCGACCTCGACATAGGCCAATGTGGGGGCCAAGCCCTCAATCCTTCCCCCTCTCACGAACACCCGCTGCCCGACCGTGGCGACGCCCTTGGCGGTGATCTGCGAGCCGTCTGGTAGCTCTATCGCGAGAATGTTGTTGCTGATCGATAGCACGTCGCCGACCAGTAGCGGGCTATCAGGCAGGAGGGATTTGAATTGCTGGAGCAGATTAGCCATGGCATTCGATCTCTATGGTCTGGCGCACGGTGGGCAGTGCAGCGGTGATGCTCAGGGCGCGCACGATGCCCTTGCGGGAGTTGCTGCCGTCGGCGAATTGCACGAACGAGCCGACGGGATAGATGCCGACCGCGGAGAACAGGGGCGTGTCGAGTCTCAGGCTTTGCTGCTGGCCGGTGTCGGCGAGGATCGACAAGCCGCGCTGGCTGGCGGCGTCCACATGCGTGATCAGGGAGTCGGTAACCATCGGTGCGACACGGTCGCCTGCAGTGCCGGCGCGCTTGATCCTTGCCAGCACGCCGACACCTTCGCCGCTCACATAGCAGGCGTTGTACGACGGCCTTTCGCGCCACTCGATGGACTCGCGCGTAGTTGCCGCCGAGGGCAGAGAGAACGCCGGTGCGACGCCACCCCAGTCCCATGGCGCCACCGGGTAGCGCGGAAGTATGCGTAGGGTCCGGCTGTTGCGGGATGCCTGCACGTAGCCGCCGGCAGCCTCGGCGATGCGTGCCACGGCCTCGATGTGGCTACCCGTATGCGACCAGGCGCCGGCCGGGACCAGCCAGTCGCTCAGCTGCCAGTCGAGAGCCCAGCCGATGCCGACGCCGTTGATGGTCAGCGCGTCGGCCATCACCTGTTGCGCGGTCATGTCGGCCGGATTGTTACGGCTCACGGCCGCAGCGTACGGGTCGCCCAGCTCGGCGGCGATGCCGCGGCCGCTGACCGTTATCCGGGCCTGTGCGAAGCGGCGATCTCGGGTGACGCTTTCCGCAAGGAGCAAGAAATTTACCCCGTTGATGGTCGCTGAGAACTCCACCGGCGCACCGGGGGCGCTCGGCAGCACGTCGTCCAGGCTGCTCGCCGGCAGGCTGGCTTGCCAGCCCCAGACCCACGAATCCGCGTCGATCGACACCGACAGCGAGAGCGGCGCCATGGCCAGCGAGTTATCCGTACGAATCAGAGTGACATCATTGACCACGATATAAGCCCTCAGAACAGGTATTACCACATCAGCCAACGGCCCTGTAGCGCGCGGATCGCGGCCGAACACCAGGAACGGCGTCGCCGGCGCCGCATCATCGAACAGCAGCGCCAGATCCGGCACATACCCGGTTGGCCCTGGCGGCTCGCCAGGAACCGACGACAGCCCATGCGCCGGCTGGCTTGTCTCTTGCCAGGGGATATCGAGAGACAGCCGGCAAGCCGCGCCAGCCCCCGCCAGCACCTCGACCAACGCCGGCAGCCGCAACCCAGCCCCCCAGGGGATCACCCGCTCCGGCCGTCCCCAGCGAAACAGCTCGATCCATCTGTCGCCGGTCTCGTGCGCTCTGCCGACACCCTCGGCGAAGGGCACGTCCAGCGCCGGCCGCTGGTGCCGAAAAAGCTCCTCGTAGGGCAACCATCGCCAGCTCTCGCGCCGCGATCCAGCGCCCCACGGCAAGCGGGACGAGGGCCGCAAGCCCAGGGTCAGAAGCTGCCACGACAGCACGCTCTCCGCACTGCGCCGGGACGCCGTTCCGACGCCGACAAGCGCCTCCGTTTCGCTGCTGCTGGTTGCCGTATGCGCCACGTTGCCAAAGCGGGACAAGCTCCCCGCATCCTGCCAGGCGCCAGATGCCCAGCGGAACGGCGACCGGTTAACCGCATTGTCGTAGAGCAGGGAAAAATCGGCCAGCGGCGCCCCGGTTGTCGCCGCCATTGCCAACGCCGGCACCGCGGACAGCCGCCACGAAGAGTCGATCGCCGGTGGGACAGCGTCCAAAGCCAACGCCACGCCTTCAGCGTTGAGCACCCCGGCCAGGGTCGGCGCACCCAGCGTTGCCGATCCGCCAAGCGCCAGGCTGGCCGGCGGCGCGCCGGTCGAACCGAACAGCAGATCGCCATTGCCCAGCCCCGCACTGAAAAGCAGATCAGCCACGGTCGCGCCGCTCAGGGCTCAGTGAGGGTGGCGCCGAACAGGAAGATAAACGCGCCGGCGTAGAGAACGATACTGTCGACAGTGAAAGCGGCCCCAGGCGTGCCAGTCACGGCCACATTCCCGTCGAGCACCCAGTTACCGTCGCCATCAACACCGCGCGCCCAAAGCACCGTACCACCCGGGTTGATCTGCGCCGGGTTGCTGATCGCAAAAGTCACCACCCCATTGAGCACCGTTCCCGGCGGCCGCGGTAGCGTAATCGTTGCCATGGGCGAGCCGCCAGGCGCAGCCCCGGCCGCTGGCTGGGTCGTCGCGTACAGCTCCAGGCGGCCAGGCGTCGCCGCCTTGTCCAGCTGCCCGATCGTTGCTTGTGCCCGCGCCGAGCGCGTTGCATCCGAAAATACCAGGCTCATGGCATCAGCTCCGGCGTCACGGTGGCGGCGACCACCGCGTTGTACAGCCCCGGATGAGCGTGCTGCACATTCTCGAAGCGGTAATTGCCCGCCGCATCACTCCACACCTCGCGCGCCAGCAGTCCGTCACGCTTGCGCAAGAGGCGAACGCGGCGTGATACCGGGTAGTTCGGTGTGCCGACATTCTTCGTCGTACCCACCACCTTGCCCAGTCCGTCCCGTTCCAGGTCACGAAGACGACGCGCCCAAGGGGCGGCCAAAGACCTCCCCGCGGCAGATCCCGGCTGGCGAAGCGGAGAGGCGCTAGCGCCATAGACCGCGGTCACCTCCGGACCCTGTCCGAACGCCGCGCCAGGCGCGCCAAATGGCGCAGTCCTGATCGCAATGCCGCGGCAAATGATCAGATCGTCGATGTTGCCGAGCAGGTCATAGGCCGCGTTTCTATACGCCACCTGCGCCCCGACAGAGAACTTGCTTACAGGAGTAATCATGTCCACCGAGTGCGAAAAAGACGCCCCTTCGAGAGCGCCGTTCCGGTACACCGAAATCGTGTTCCGAAAGCGGTTGATCGACACGTGCTCCCACGCCCCCGTCGCCACCGACGTCGTTCCCGTGAAAAGCGGTGTCGTCCCTGAACCCCAGAAGCGAAGGAGACCGCTAGAGTTGATCTCGACCTGCCAGCTGCCGGACCACCCCACCGTCGCCGAGTAAAAATCGAGCAGAACCTTCCCGGTGGCCGTGGTCTTGACCCGAAATTCAATCGTAAAGTCTCCCAGCCCGAAACAGAAATCCCCTAGATTGTCAGCCGTCTCGAACCAGTCGCCGGACCCGTCGAACAACGCGCTCGCCCCGCCATAACCCCCCGCGACGGTGCTGATCTGCGCATTCCCCGCGGCCGTAAATCCATGCCGCCCCTTGAGGTCTACGGCCGTTGTTGAGCCGTTGGCCCCGTCCATGGGCATGGCCAACACCAGGCTATTCCAGAACGCAGGTGCGCCCATTTCTTACCGCCACGGCCCGGTAACGTCGAAAAACGCAAACCCGCAGAGCGCAGCGATATCCGCGCCAAAGGTATTGACCCGCAGCTCACGGCCAGGGAGCTGCGACACCCCGGTCATCGAGAAATTGAACGCCACCCAGTCGTACGGAACCCACTGCGGGCAGCAGAAGAACCCCGGCGACATCCCGCGGATGGACTGGTCCGTACTTTCCGAGATGTAGTGCGGACCCACCCAGATACCCGAATCAGGCCCATTCGGGTAGCGCTGCGGGCCACTGCCGGACGCAAACGCCGTGCTGGCACTCGGTAGTATCGGGATGGCGAAGCTCTTGTTCGCCCTGCACGACCCGCCGAGAGCAGTATGAGAGCGCGCCAGAAACAGCTCGTCTGCCCCTCCCGCCGCGCGCATCGTTCCGTAGTCGTTGGCGTCACCAGGCGCTGACCCACTCAGATCACTGCTGTACCCCGACAGAACACAGCCCCAGGCATCTCCGCTTTTGACCGATAGCAAATCTCCGAATGCGACAAAGTTCGTGCTGGTCGTATAGCTCGAGTGATAGCGCATGATCAGGTACGCCATTCGCGTGTCGGCGACCAACACCCACAAACGCCCACTCCCATCTGCCACGTTGCTCTTGGCCCAGAACGTGCCGCCGCTGCGCTGCGTTGCCGTCGGGAAGGGGCCGGTACCGGCGCTGATGCCGGTCATCGACTCGTACCCCACGACGCGCGCCACCTTTGCCGCCGTATCGTCCACCCGCAGCAGGCACTGAGACGCCGCCACATCGCCGCTCTTGTACGCCGCCAGGTTGGTTCCAGAGAACGACTTCAGCCACCCGGCGCCGGCCATCTTCACCGTGATCGACCCGGTCGCCGTCTGGTCCGAAATCCCCGTCGCGTCAAACGTCAGGTTGGTATTTCCGGCGCCCACCGACAGCAGCTTCTTCTCCCCGTTCAAGCCGCTCGGCGTCGCCCCGGCGACCAGCATCACGCTGCCCACTTCGCCGCTATGCCCGCCGCTGATCGTTGCCGTCGCCACGCCGCCAGCCACCACCAGGCTAGCCACCGCCGAGACGCCAAAGCCATTCACCAGGCACGCATCCAGCACGTTGATCAAGGACCCCGCCGTGCCCGAAAGAACCGGCGCTCCGGGCATGGCGCTGTGGAAGTACTTCACACTCGTATCAGCAGGCATTGCTTGCTCCTATCAAGGCGTATCGACATCGCCGCGGATGCCGATCGTGAATTGGTCGTTTTGCACGGCGGCCGGTCCCTGCAGCACCGTGCGCGCGACCCATACCGGGAAGTTCGCCGCCACCGTGTTGAGCCGTACCACGTTGCCCGCTGCCCAGCCCGAGCCCCAGCCGGCCGGCGCGATGCTGAAATACGGCACGCCCGTTGCCGGGTTGATCGGCGCCAAGGGGTTGGCGATCGCGTGCCCGGTCACCACCTGTCCGACCGTCTCGCCGATCACGTTGACCGTCGTCGTGTTCGTGAATACGATCCGCCAGCGCTCCTGTATCGCCCCGCGGTTGGTCACCACAGGCGGGTACACCGTCGTGTTGTACGTCGACGGGGCGTCCGAGCCGACCGGCGAATCTGCCCACGCGCCCGACCAGGTCAGCTGATCGAAGAAGTGCGACACCCGCGCCTTCATGTCGCCCATGATCAGCGCCGAGCTCACCATAGACCCGAGCGGGAAATCATGCGTCAGCGGCCGCGTGATGATCAGCCCGCCGGTGATCTGCGCATCCGAGCACAGCGCCATGTCTTCGATGCGGTGCTCGATGCGCACCGGCTGGCTATAGCCTGCCACATCGTTGAACGTCACCGTGCCCGCATCCAGATTCTGGCTGTAGCCCGTCGCTATCGTCTCGTCGTTACTGCCGATCACCCGCACGCGCGCAACGCGCACCCGCCCGAGGTTGATCGTCTGCGCGTTGCTGACCGTCGCCGGCGACGTCGTCGCCGTGTGATGAACCACCAGCACATCGCCCTTGCGCAGCATCGGCACCCGCCCGTCCACCGGCAGCCGCACCGGGTCCAGCCCGAGCACATCCGCCGACAGCGGCAAGGTCGACACCGCCACCGCGTTGAACAGCGCCGTGTCCGGCATCACCAGCAGCGGCCGGAAAATCATCCCGCCCGACACCCGCGACACGTCGTACCACCACTCGAGCTTCTCCGCCGGGGAAAGTCCCGCGTCGGCGACCAGCGCCCCGAAATGCAGCGTCACAATGCCGAACTGCGCGTCCACCGTGCCCGCCACCTGCGCGCCGCTGATCAGCCCGTCGAGCGCGCTGCTGGCGCTGATCTGCACGCTGTCGCTGGCGCGGTTCGCCCGCACGGCCAGGCTCGCCGGCTGCACCGGCGCACCGGATACCCGGAAGCGAAACCGCCAGTCCTCCCACACCCCCTTGCGCGTCAGGCACGATACGCTGGCGCTCGGCGATCCGCCGCCCGCATAGTCGCTGACGCTGGCGCGGCCGCTAGCGTAATTCACCGTGCCGGCAATCACCCCGCTGTTGGTGCTCGCCGAAGGATCGCGCACCAGCGACCCGGCGCGATCGACATAGACGCTGCCCCCAAGGGTGAAGCGCAGAGATCCCGGTACCAGCGTATTGCTCACGCTCGGCAGCAAGTCCAGCTGCAGCGGCGCCAGGGTTTGCGTCTGCGAATCCAGCGCCCCGGCCGAATCGCTCGCCTGCCGATAGCGGGCCACGATATTGCCGGCCGCCACCGCCGTCTGACTCGCCGTCGACCAGCTGCGCGTCTGCACCACATCCCTGTACGAGCTGCCCGTGATCGTGCGCGCCTGCGACGTGGCCTGCAGCGTCACCTGCCCACCCAGGGCCACCGCGCCCGTTGCATAGTTGATCGATCCCCCGATCCCCGCCGTTGACGATATCGCCAACGCCACGCTCGCCTGGTTTCCCGAAGTGCTCGTGCTCCCCGAGCCGGTCGCCGCCATGTCTGCGGCGATCAGCACCAGGCCGCCCGTGCCGTCGTCGCGAACCGTGTACTGCCCTCCGGCATCATCCGAAAAGCTGAGCGTCAAGCTCTTCGGCAGCACCGCATGCCCCAGCGAGAAGCTGGTAGAGGCGCCCGCCGCGGCATGCACCTCGACCACCGCCGCGCCCTGCTTGAACTGCGTCACGATGTCCGAGTTGCTGTCCGGCAGAACGCTCGGCAGCAGCACGATCACCCCGTTCGCGTAATCCACCCAGCCGCCCGCCGCATCGCCGGAAAGCCCGCCGGCGCCGTTGTCGGTCACCGTGCGCGTGGCCGCGCTGGCCAGGTAGGTAATGGTCACGTTGCCCGGCTGCAGCGCCCCGCCCGGCACGTTGATCTTGATCGCCGGCGGCCGGAACACGCTGCCGCCGACTTGCGGCGTGTAGTGCGCCGGCGTGCCCCAGCTGTAGAGAATCTCCGTGTTCACATCCGGCAGCGCCCCCAGGGTCACCACCAGCGAGCCGCTGCCATAATTGACGATGCCCGTGCCCACCCCGTCGTCGCCGGCCAGGTTGCCGGAGCCGTTATCGACCAGCCGGTACCATTTGCCAAGCGCCATGTAATCGACGCTCACGGAGCCGGGAGCCGGCGGCGGCGAGATGTTGAGCACATAGTTGTAGCCACGGTTGCCGATCGATATCGGCGTGCTATCCGTATGCCCGGCCACCGCGATCGCCACCGCCTGCGCCGCCGAATAGGTCGCGCTGCCGCTCATCCCCGTCGAGCGCGCCAGACTGACCGAGCCGCTGGCGTAATCCACGGATCCCGTAAAGCCGCTCTGCGCCACGATTGCGCCGGCCGCGTCATCGATGAGGGTCACCCCAGCCACCGCCACCGACAGCGAGCCGCGCGCGATCGCCGAGCCGAAATAGCGCACCGCCACCTGACCCGGCGTCGTCGTCAGCGTCGTGCCAAACGACAGCCCAGGCGCGCCACCGATCGGCACGATCAACTCGCGATCGCCCGTGCAGCGCGCATCGATAATCGGCGCCTCGGACAGCGCCGAGGGCACCAGCTGGGTATAGACCGACTGCGCCTTCAGCGTCAGGTCGCCCAGCGTCGCCGCCAGCGCCAGCGGCGACACCCCGTAATAGCTGGTCGCATCGGCCGGGAAGGTCGCATGCACCCGCGTCGGCGGGTTGTAATAATCGTTCGTGTAGCGCGCCACCGGCGCCCCGGTGAATCCCAGGCGCAGCGCGTCGCTGATCTCGAGCACCAGCACATCGCGCAGATAATCTCCGTACTGGTCCGTGAATACCTGGTTTTCTGCCCGCGAGATAATGCGCGACACGCGCACATACTGAAAATTCGTCGGTGCGTCGCGCTGCACCAGGCCGAAGACATCGCCCACCCCCGGCGACGGCGTCGAATGCGCGCAATGCACCTGGATACTGCGTTGGCCGGACAGATGATTACCGTACAGCGTCAGCCGCGTTTCCGAGCCCAGCGCCAGGTAGCTTTCCAGCTTGTTCTGTGCCGCCGTGCGTTCATCCGACCAGCCACGCGTGGTAAAGAGCGTCGCCGACACGCGCGGGTCTTGCGGCGCCAGGGCGATAATCACGTGCGCGCCGTAATAGCCGTCCACGTCATCCGTCAGCACCGCCGGAAAAACCTTGCGCAGCGAGATGCGCCCATAGGTCCGGTCCAGCTCCGAGATATCCGGGAACAGATTGTTCGACACCCCGTCGACCACCGCCGCGCCGGTTGCCATGCCGCCACCTTCCGGCACATCGTCGAGCACTTCGGATTTCAACAGCTTGATATCGCCGTCCAGAATGGCCATCGATTACACCTCGATCAATTTTATGGTTGCCACGTACCAGAAAGCCCCGTCCGGGTCGGCAATAGGGAAGATCGGCTCGGCGCGGATTGGCTCGTCGGCGTCGAAAATCACATTGAAGCTGCGCCCGTCCGCCAGCTGCAGAACGAACTGGCCCGGCAGCTCGCTGGCCAGCACGCGCAGCGCATCCACCGTGGTACGCGGGATCCAGCCGCCCGACACGTCGCCGACAAGAGTGATCGGACGGCCCGCCAGGCGCTGCCCGGAATCGACGATCAACGCGCCGGTCAGGCTGTATTCCCGTGCCCGGATCACCGTTGGCCAGTCGAATTCCCCCGTCCAGGTCATGTCGGCCGGCAGGCTCACCCCGCCGAGCAGATGAAAGGCCATCAGTTAGGCACCCATTTATGCCCGTCCCAGCGGCAGAGCAGCTTGCCCTCCGCGGTGCAGACGTTGATTTCCACCAGCTCGGCGTAAATCGCCGCCAGCCTAAGATCGCGTTTCATGTGCCGGCGCAAGTGCTGCAGCGTGGCGTCGCTTTTCGGGTGCCTGGCCCACTCGAGAGGATCGACCGGCGGCATCAGGCGGCCCGCCCGTGCAGCTCTTTGAGCGTAGAAATCAACGCCGCCGCCGCGTCAGGGCTGGTCGTGTCGATCGACGTTGTCTTGCCATTGAGCACGATCTCGACGCGATGCGTGGAAGCCGGCGCCGACGCCCGCTCGTCGCGAGCAACCGATTGTTTCGCCTCGTCCCGTGCGCGCGCCTTGGCGCGTTCGAGCGAGCCGGCGTACTCAGTCAGATAGCCCTCGGTAGACGTCACGCCGACGCTCAGAAGCTTGTTCTTCAGCTGCGCCATTTCATCGTTCAGCGCCTCGCCGAACGCCGCCACGAAAGCCTTTACCTCCGGGCCAGAGAGCCCCAGAGAACGCGCGACAAGCTCGTGGTCTATGCTCTGCGAGCTGACCGAGCGATTCACCACCCCGGCGGCTTTTTCCTGTGCCGTCTGTTCGCCAGAGCCGTCGCGCAGATCGATGCTGCCCGAGATGTCGCCACGCGGACCGACGCGGCCGCCAAAGCTACCCGTCAGAGTCGCCGGCCGGTCGGCAGCGTCCTTCAGCGCCAACACCTTTCCGGTCGCCCGATCGGCCGAATCCCCCAGGCCATCCAGCTCGCCGCTCGATCTCCGGAAGCTGTCGCCCATTTTCCCCGCCTGGTCGCCGGCCTGCGCCGCCGCGTCGGCCAGTTCGCGCAGGCGCTTTGCCGACTCCGCGGCAATTTCCGCTTCCACCTTCTTGACCTGTGCGCCGGCCTCTTGCGCCTTCAGCTCGGCTTCCTTCGCCGCGGTCAGTTCGCCGGCCGCCTGCAGCTCTGCCCGCTTGGCCTGGACCACCGCCAGCGCGGCGTCGGCTTCCAGGCTCTTGGCGCGCGAGACCAGCTCTGCCAGCTTGATTTCGAGCCGCTTCATTTCGAGCAGCGCCGAGATCGCGCCGCGCTCGTCGCCCCGCGCCCTGGCGACATCCAGGATCGTCCGCTGCTGCTCGATGGCCAGACGTATTCCCGCCTGCTCAAGCGAAATCTGCGCCTGCTTGACCGACGCGTTGCGCTCGATCGCCGCCGTCTGGTCGTTCAGCGCGTCGCGATACAGGGCGCCGGCTTGAGCCTCGGCGATCTGCGCCGCGGCGAGCTGACCGCTGACATCGATTCCCGCCGCTTGCTGTTCCGCCAGCGCCGCCAGCGCCGTCTGCGCCGCCACATAGGCCGCTGCCAGCTCGCCGACGCGCGCGCTGCTGTCGCCGTACGCCTGCGCCATCTTTTCCGCTTCGGCCGCGGCGATGGCGGCCGATTGCGCGTGCCCGGCGGAGGCGTCGGACTCGGCGCGTCGCTGATCGACCAGCGCTTTCAGCGTATCGATCTGCTTCTGCTCGGCTTCGGTCGCCTTGCCACGCGTCGCCACCTCGGCACGGATGCCGGCCAGATGCCGCTCGGACAGCGTCAGGTCGGCACGGCGCTGCTCGGCGAGGGTGCGTGCCGCGTCGCTCTCTGTCCGCGTCGCTTCCTGCCGTGCCAGCAGCTGCTGGCGCTCGGTGCCCAGCGCCCTGGCCAGATTCGTCGTCGCCTCGGCTTCCGACTTGCGCGCCTCGGCGCTTTCCTTGGCGCGCGTGATCAGCTTCGCGCTCGACTCCTCCAGCGCGCCGTAGGTGACATTCAAACGGGTGATGGCCGCGCCGGCGTTGGCCGACGTTGCGCCAAGCTCAGCGGTGGCCGACGCCGCGCGGGCGGTCGCCCCCGAGGCCTTGAATGCCGCTTTCTCAGTCTCGCTGAATGAAGTGGCGAGCAGGCGGTTGTGCTGCGCGGCCTGCAAGAGCTTGTCGCGGCCCTCCTTGTCGATCGCCGCAAACGCCTCCTTGGCGCGATCGCTGAATCCGGAAAGCCCCACCTCTCCAGCCTTCAGCGCAGCGAAGAAAACGCCCAGCGTCTTGCCCACGCCTACGAAGGCGACCGACGTAGACAGCACGCCTGCCTCGAGCCCGTCGAGCGTGTTCTTCAGCGCGTCGATCACGCCCGCGTCGCCGATGGTCTTGAACGCCCCGGCGATGGCGTTCTTGAGGTGCTCCCACTTCTGCGTCAGCGTCTCTGCCTGCTGGCCGGCGGCCGACGTCGAGCCGTAGAGCTTATCGAGACCGGCAGCCAATGCCGGGAAGAGCTGCTCTGCCGTCACCTGGCCGGCTTCGACCAACTTGATCAGCTCTGCCGTCGTGATGCCGAAACCGGAAGCCACCGCATTGAGCGCGCCGGGCAGGCGCTCGCCGAGCTGCCCGCGCAGCTCCTCCATCGCCACCACGCCTTTCGACGCCATTTGCGACAGCGCCAGCAGCGCGCCCTGCGTATCGTCGGCGGACTTTCCGGCAATGGCCATCGATCCCGCCACCGCCTCGAACACCGCCCGCGTCGCCTGACCTTCGGCGCGCGTCCCCTTGGTCGCTGCGGTCAGATCGGCGTACGCCTTGCCGGCGGCAATCAGCGGCAGCCCGAGACGATCGGCCACGTCGCGCGCGTAGGCCATTTCTTCCGCGGCCTTTTCGCTCGACCCGGCCACCGCCGTGAACGTGCGCTGCATGCCCTCCAGGGCGACATTCACCGTCAGGAACTGCCGCGCCAGCTCGACGCCGCTGTACGCAAGACCCAGCTTGCCGAGGGTCGATATCAGGCCGTCCGTACGCTGTGCCGCAGCGGCGACCGAGCCCGTCGCGCCGTTGAGCTCTTCGCGAAAACGCTTGATCTGCGCCTGTCCGGCTGCGAAGGCGCGGTCCATCTCGGCGCCGGACGTGCGACTATCGCTGGCCAGCTTGAGCAGCGACTGATTGACGCCGAGGATGTCCGCCTCGATCTGCTTCGCCGAGCGGATGCCGAGCGTATTGAAGGCCTGGTCCAGGCGCTCGGTGCTCGTCTGCACGCGCTTTTCTGCTGCGCCGATCTTGTCGATCGACTGACCCATGGCGTCGACGTTGGCCTTTCCGGTCACGTCGGCGCCCACTTCGATTTGCAGTTTGAGATCGTCAGCCATGCCCCATTCTCACGCGCGCGCGAGCGCTTGCGCAGGGCGTAGCGCTTCGACGAGCGGGCATGAAAAAGCCCCGCGGGGCGGGGCTTCCGGGGCGGGCTTTCTGCCGGCGTTAGCCGTCGAGCAGTCGCACCTCGAACGGCTCGGTCTTGCCGGTGGGCGTCGTCAATCGTCCCTTCAGCGAGATACTGCCGAAGTTGTCCGCGACGAAGTCGAATGCGGTATCGGGGGAGATCAGCACCTCCCAGGCCGTGCAGATCGACGGCTTCCCGCCGTCGTAGTTGATGCCGTCCAGGATGATTTCGGCGCGTACCTGCGCCTGCGTCGCGCCCGCGATGCGCGTTCCGGTCGTCGCGTTGTACGTGCCCGACACCTTGAGCGATGCGCTGTTGGCGATGGCGCCAGTGGACTTGATGCGTACCCAGCCCATCCGGTAGTTGACGTCGTAGTCCGTGCCCAGCACGTAGGTCGGCGTGCCCGAGGTGTGCTTGACCACAAACCCGGCCGTGGCGAAATTGGCCTTGCTCGTCGGCACCCACTTGTCGTGCACCGCGACCAGCACCTCGTCGGTGATGGAGCCCGAGCCCTGGTTGATCACCGACTGCGTGCCGAGCAGGGCCAGTGTCAGTCCGTCCTTGTCCAGCTCCATGAGCACCACCGTCAGGTCTGCCGGCTTCTGGATGTCAACGGCGGAGATCACCTGGCCGTACGTCGTCTTCCCCTTCGAGGTCGCTTCTTTCAGCTCGGTATTGGGCTTGATCTCGAACTTGCTGCACTCGAAGGGGCCGGCCTTGCCGGTCGGAATGCCCGTAACGGGGTCGAAGCGGTTGATGTAAAGATCGCCCGCGCCGAGGAATGAACGTCCAGCCATGGTTGGTTACCTCCTGATAAAAAGTTTCAGCTCGCCGAAACGACGTGCTGCGTAGCAACGGCCAGCGGGAACAGCAGCGCCCCGGCGGAAAAGATCGGTGGCGGTGGGGTTTCCAGCGTCAGCGGCGTGTAGCCATCGGGCGGTGTCCAGCCCAAAAGCCGCTTCAGCACGGCCGCAGCCAGCGGCGCCGCCTGCCCGCGCGCCGCACCGCCAGCGGCCGTGCGCGCCGCGCTCTTCACCGCAATCACCACCAGCCAGCGTGTTTCAACCAGTGCCGCGCGGCGCTGGCGGCGCGACTCCAGCACGCGGTAGCCGTCGTAGATCACAAAGGCGCAAGGCATCGGCTTACCGGCCTTCTCGAGTTCGTCGAAGTCGGCCATGCCATAGACCTTGAGCAGCTCGGGAATCTTCCCAAGCTCCTCGATCAGCGGCCGTTCGAGCCCCAGCATCAGCGCGCCTCGCGCGAAAACAGCCGCGGGCTGCTGAGCATTTCGACCTCTCCGGACGAAGCTACCGACGGCGTCGCCGCATCCAGCTTGATGGCCCCGGTCGAGATGTCGCGCAGCCGCGCCGCAGCATCCCGGTAGCGATCGCGGACGATGTCCGGCGCCGCATCGGTGTACAGCGCATAGCGCACCAGGTCGCAGCACAGCCCGACCAGCAGGTCGGGCACCGCCGGCAGCGGCAGCGCGTAGCGCGCCGCCAGGTAGCCGTCGATCACCGCGCTGGCATAGTCCAGCTCACGCGCCACGATGGCCACGTCGACATTGACGCCGCTCACGCGGTCGGTCTGCTCGATCAGCTCCTGTTCGCCGAAGCGGCTGATCAGGTCTGCCAGGGTGGCGTAGGGCATGGCTACTCGGCGCCGAAGACCGGCTCGACCACAAGCATCGGCTCCGCTTGCATGGCAGCCAGCTGCTCGTCGCTCAGGACATCGGCCGGCACCGTTTCCGGGGCCTTGCTCCAGGCGCGCCCGGCGCGCCGAAAACCTTCGACGCGGCTGCTGATCGCGAAGGCCGTCGGGGTGCCGGACTTGCTGTCTGTTTTCTTAGTCGTCATGTGCTTTCCTTTTCGTGGCCCCCGCCCGGCAACCCGGGCGGGGGAGCTTGCCGCTCGCGGGGGATATTCGTTTCCGGCCCGCCGGCCGATCGTTCAGTGCAGCCACCTCTCGCGAAGTGGCTGAGGCTCAACGCTCGCGGCCGCTTAGCCGGTGCTGCCGACGGAGAGCTGCCAGAATCCGTAAAGCCCGGTGGCGCGCGCCTCGGCGCCGTACTTGTACTCGGCACGGTTGAAAACGTCGTCGTTTTCCTGGCTGGTCTGCGAGACGAAGGTCGGCGCCTTGCGCATCTGGATGATGAACGGCTTGACCGACATCTTGCTCGTCACGTGCAGATACCAGGCAGTGGCGCTGGTCAGCGCCGGATTGACCAGCACCTTTGCCGTGCCCTTGTACGGATTCGGCGAGTTGTC